CAAAAAGAATTTAACGCCCGCCCCGAAGAGGTCGCCAAGCGCGTGAAGAACAACGCCGCGCGGCGCGAAGCCATCCGCGAGGGTAAGGTGCGCGTGGGTGACGGCAAAGCCGTGGCTCACAAGAAGTCGCTGGACAACGGCGGATCGAACCACAAGAGCAACCTGGAAGTGCAGGATCGCTCCAAGAACCGGGGGTGGCGCCGTGGCAGTGGTTCCTACAACCCGGATAAGTGACGCATGCTGATCCTCAAAAAGAAGAAGGCGGTTGTCTTCAAGCTGCGCCGCCCGGAGAAGATCACCACGGTGATTTCGACGGTCAAGACGGTCACCAAGCCGGACCACACCATCGTCGCGGTACCCCACCGTCCCGATGAAACCCGGGTGCTTCGCAACCTCGGGTACGACGTGCCGGACCCGATGCCGATCCACTACGACTGGCCCAAGGCCAACGGGCGCTACAACCCGTTCGAGGTGCAGCGCGAGACAGCGTCATTCCTCAGCATGCACAGCAGGGCATACTGCCTCAACTCGATGGGCAGTGGCAAAACCAACGCCGCGCTGTGGGCGTATGACTACCTGCGACGGGTCAAGCAGGTCAACAAGATGCTCGTGGTGTGCCCACTATCCACGATGGAGCGCACCTGGGGTGATGGCGTGTTCGCCACGTTCCCGCATCTGGACTTCGCTGTGCTGCACGGAACCCGTGAGCGGCGGCTCAAGCTGCTGAACACGGACGTCCACATCTACATCATCAACATCGACGGTGTACGCACCATCGAGAAGGAGCTGGCCAAACGCCCCGACATCGACCTGATCGTGCTGGACGAACTGGCCATGGCGCGCAACTCCGGTACCGAGCGGTGGAAGACGCTCAACGCCATCTGCAACAAGCAAGGCAACCGCCGTGTCTGGGGCATGACCGGATCACCGACGCCGAACGCTCCGACCGACGCCTGGGCCCAGTGCCGCCTGGTGACGCCTGACAGCCCGATGGTGCCCAAGTATTTCAACCGCTTCCGCGACATGGTGATGCGCCAGATCACGCAGTTCAAGTGGGTGCCGCGCAACGAGGCCAATGACGTCATCCACAAGATGATGCAGCCCGCCATCCGCTTCTCACTGGACGACTGCACGGACCTACCTGAGCAGACCTTCATCACCCGCGACGTCGAGATGACACCGGACCAGAAGAAGGCGTACAAGGAGATGCTGAGCAAGCTGTCGGTCGAGATGGCCGGCGGCCAGATTCTGGCGGTCAACGAAGCGGTCAAGGCCAACAAGCTGATCCAGATCGCGTGCGGCGTGGCCTACTCCACGGACGGCTCGGAGGTGCTGATCGACAACAAGCCGCGCATCGACGCGCTCAAGGAGTTGATCGAGGAATCCGAAGGCAAGGTCATCGTGTTCGTGCCCCTGACCGGCGCCCTGGAGTACGTGGCATCCGAGCTCCGAAAGGACTGGTCGGTGGAGATCGTCCACGGCGGTACCAGCAAGACCGAACGCGACGACATTTTCGGCCGGTTCCAGAAGTCAGACGAGCCCCGGGTGCTGGTGGCCAACGCCCAGACCATGAGCCACGGGCTCACGCTGACGGCAGCTACCACGGTCGTGTGGTACGCACCGGTGCACAGCAACGAGACCTACGACCAGGCATGCGCCCGGGTTCGCCGCCCGGGTCAGACACGGACCACGGTGATCGCCCACATCGCCGGGTCCGACATCGAGCGCAAGGTGTACAAGCGCCTTAGCGAAAAACAATCAATGCAGGGAGTCCTATTGGAAATGATGAAGGAGCAAGCTGACTGAGACCGAACCAAACGTGCTAACATCTAACTTCACACAACAGGAGCTAACATGAAACTGTCAGAAGCCGTCGAGCTGTACATCAAACTGCGCGACCGCAAAGCCGAAATGAAAGCGGAGTTCGACGCCCAGGTGGCGGGTATCCAGGAAAAGATGGACAAGCTGGAAGCCAAGCTGCTGGAGGTCTTCAACAAGACCGGCACCGACTCCGTCAAGACCCCCTTTGGAACTGCCTACACTTCGACGCGGGTGTCCGTCACCGCCGCCGACCGTGAGGCGTTCATGAACTTCGTCCGCGCCAATGAGGAATGGTCCTTGTTGGAAGTCCGTCCGTCGAAGACCGCTGTCGAGCAGTTCCGTACTGCCAACGACAACGAAATCCCCCCTGGACTCAACATCCGCGAAGAGCGGGTTGTGAATGTCCGCCGCAGCGCTTAAACTTCACCCCTTCACAGGAGCAAACGCCAAATGGCAAACATCATCCCTTTCGACTCTGGTAGCACGCTGCCCGCCTACCTCAAAGCCTTCAACGTCTCCGAGCTCAACGCCGATCTGACCGCACATGCGGGCGGTGGGTTCCCGGTGATCTCCATCAAGGGCAAGACCTTCGCCATCGTCCGCGACGGTGAGCGCCACGTGATCCCCAACCCCAAGGACCCGGAGAGCCCAGCCACTAACATCGAAGTGGTTCTGATCAAGGCCAACAAGTCCACCAGCAAGGTCTTCTACCTGAAGGGCTACGACCCCAAGGAGAGCGAAGGCCAGAAGCCGGACTGCTACTCCAACGACGGCATCGCCCCAGCCGCGGATGCCCAGAACCCGCAGGCCAAGAAGTGCGCCACCTGCCCGCACAACCAGTGGGGCTCGCGCATCACCGAAAAGGGTGCGTCCAAGGGCAAGGCCTGTAACGACACCGTGCGCATGGCCGTGGCCCCTGCCGGTCAGCTGAACGACCCCATGCTGCTGCGTGTGCCGCCTGCATCCATCAAGTCCCTGGGCGAGTACGGCCAGCTGCTGGCCAAGCGTGGCGTGGGCTACAACATGGTGGTCACCAAGATCGCCTTCGACCCCGAGGCCGAGTCCCCGAAGCTGACCTTCAAGCCCGTGGGCTTCCTCGACGACGAGGGCTTTGCCGAAGTCCGTGAGGTGATGGAGTCCGACGTCGTGGCGGACATCCTGGGTGCCAGCGTGGTGCCCACCCCGGAGGAGGCCCTGGTCGAGCCCGAGCCCAAGGCCGAGAAGCCAGCGGTCAAAGCTGAGAAGCCCGCAGCCAAGACCAAGGACGTGAGCGATGAGGAAGTGGACGCCGCCGTCCAGCCTGCCGAGAAGCCTGCCGAGAAGCCTGCCGAGAAGGCCAAGCCCGCGGCCAAGGCCAAGCCTGCAGCCAAGCCGGCCCCGGTGGTCGAGGACGACACCGAGCTGGAGCTGGACGGCATCGACTTCGACGATTGAGTTTGGCGAAGTGGGGCGGATGCTGGAGGCTGGGGGCACCCGGCCTTGTACACCAGTGCAGCCCCTGACAGCCCGGAAAGACGGGCATTTCTTTTCTCTGAGCACCACCATGAACCACAACGACTTCGCCAAAGCCGTGGGGGTATTAAGCACATGCAGGAGGTGAGATGGATACCCTCGACTTCCTCTCCAAAACCTTGCCAGCTTACGGCAACTACTACCTGGTACTGACCACTGTCGAGACCGACAGCCGTGGCAGACCATACAAAGTACACATCCCGTACTCAGACCTGGAGACGATGGCAGCGGCCCTCCCCAGGCTGGAGCGCAACCCGAAGTACACCGCCGTCTACCACGCCTGCGGTTCATACCAACGTCCTTACATCGAGCTCGACGAAATCAGCGAGAAGACTGGCAAGCCCAAGCGCAAGTACCGCGTGCCGGAGAACACCGCCGAGGCCAGGGCGTTCTGGCTGGACATCGACTGCGGTGAGGACAAGGCTGCCAAGGGTAAGGGCTACCCCACACAAAAAGACGCCGCCAAGGCGGTCGTCGCATTCGCCAAGCAGATCGGGTGGCCAACCCCCATGATGGTCAGCTCAGGCTACGGCCTGCACTGCTACTGGCCCCTGGAAGAATCCATCGCAGCGGACGAATGGCGGGCCACGGCCAAGTGGCTCAAGTCCGCCACCACTCATTTCCGCCTGCTCGCAGACCCCTCCCGCACCGCGGACTTCGCCTCCATCCTCCGCCCGGTCGGCAGCACCAACCGCAAGCGCGAGCCCAAGGAAGTCAAGCTGCTCAAAGACGCCGGCCCGTTCGACCTGGATGAGCTGCGGGATAACCTGAACGCTGCGATCCGTGAGCACGACATCGAACTGGTACACGACACCACCCCGACGTTCCCGGGGCTGAACGACGACCTGATCGCCCACATCGAGAACTTCCCCAAGCTGGAGTCATCCGGTGAGTTGGTTGCCGAGCACTGTCAACAGGTGGCCGCCATGCGCGACACCCAGGGCGACGTGGACTACGAGCACTGGTTCGGTGTTCTGGGTCTCCTGAAGTACTGCGTTGATGGGCGCGAGCTCGCAGAGCAGTGGACTGCCCGCCGAGAAGAGACCGGCCACGCCAACGTGGACTGGGAAGGCAAGATGGAGTCGTGGCAGTTTGGCCCCTCCACCTGCTCACGCTTTCAAGGCTGCAACCCGGACGGCTGCAACGGCTGCCTGCACAAAGACAAGATCAAGTCCCCGATCGTGCTAGGCCGGGTCATTCCGATCACCCAGGAGCAGGTCGTGGAGACCAAGGGTGAAGAGGGTGCGGCCGAGGCGGTGACCGTACCGGCGATGCCCTTCGCGTTCTCCTGGGACAAGAAGTTCATGGTGCGCACCATCATCAACAAGGACGGGATCGCGGAGCCCCATGCTTTTTGCGCCAACCTGTTCTACCCAACGATGCGCATCCGCAAGGAAGACGGCACGTTCAACATCGGGATACGGATGCACCTACCGGACAACCGCACCCGGGAGTTCGAGGTTCCGTTCGAGGCTATGGCGTCGCAGACCGACATGCTGCGCGGGCTGGCCAAGTACGAACTGATTCAGAGTAACCACAAAGACGCTGGGACACACATGATGGCCTACCTTCGTGAATCCATGGAAAAGCTCAAGCGCGAAGTGGAAGAGGTCAACACACTCACCACCTTCGGCTGGAAGTACAACATGCAGGCGTTCCTGCTGGGCGACCGGCTGTACCACAAGGACGGCACGGTGCGCAAAGTGCTGCTGGGCGGGTACGCCGCGGGCAAGAAGCACCTGTTCACGCCCCCTCGCGGTTCGGTGCAGGGCTACGCCGCCCCACTGAACTTCATCTACAACCGCCCCGGCCTGGAGCCCATGCAGTACGCCCTGTGCTCGGGCTGGGGGTCGATCCTCTCCGTGTTCTGTGAGGACACCTACAAGGGCTTGATGTTCAGCCTCTATTCTGGTCGGTCTGGTACGGGTAAATCCACGGTCTGCTACAACAGCCTGTACGCCTTCGGCAACGCCGACCAGATGACCAAGAAGTCGGAGGACATGGGCACCAAGAACGAGCTGTACGCCTTCGTGGGTACCATGAACAACATCCCGATGTTGTTTGACGAACTGACGAAGATAGACCCGGAGGACCTGTCGTCGCTGGCCTACCGCATCTCGCTGGGCGAGGAGCGCGGACGACTGAAGAACACCGCCCAGGGCACCCGGTTCGCGGAGTCCGCTACGTGGCGGATGAGCCCGTTCGTGACCTCCAACAAAGACCTGCATGCCCTGCTGTCCATGACTCAGGCCAATGCCGAGGCGGAGGCTGTGCGGGTGGTTCAGCTGCACCTGGACGACTTCAACATCCCGGAGCTCAAGGGCGCAGACCTGCAAGCTTTTCAGATGGCATGCGACCAAATCAAGTTGAACGCCGGGTCGGCCGGCGACGCCATGATCCGGTACTGCGTGGCCCACGTTGACGAACTCTACAAGCGCATGCGCGATAAGGTGACGATGTTGGCCGAGCACATCGGCGAGCCGAAGTTTCGCTTCTACCGTAACCACGCTGCGTGCACGCTGGTCATGGCCGAGATCGCCAAGGAGCTGGGAATCATCGAGTTCGACCTGGAGCGCCTGACCGACTTCGCCATCAACGCGATGACGAAGCTGCGTACCAACATCACGGTCTCGACCGCTACCACGCCCGAGGACGCCTACGCCCGCATGATGAGCGCCCTCAACAACCGCATCCTGGTGACCACCGAGTTCCGTGACAAGCGCCACCTCAGCGGGCCGGAGACGCCCAGGCGCCCAGTGATCGGCGAGGTGGCAGGCCGCCTCATCATCGCGCCGCCCAACAAGAAAGACCCCAACAACGGCAGGTTGATGTTGAGCGTGAAGGACGCACGAGACTGGTGCACCAAGAACCGGGTCGATTTCAACTCGATCCTGGACTACCTGAGCAATCAGGGCGCGCTGATCTCGTCGCACGAGAAGGTGCGGTTGACGCGCGGCACGGACATGTCAGGCGGTCAGACCTGGTGCCTGGTCATCGACACGCTGGCGCTGGAAGACATACAGGACTCCGCACCGGTGCGCAGCATGTCACTGGTGGTCAACAACTCTGACCAGATTGCCGTGGGTGAGGTATGATCTACCCCACAACCACGTTAGCTCCTTGTGTTGTTTTCCTCCCGGTTCGCCGGGAGGGTTTT